AACTAGAGCTCTCCGTGAGACCACTAAAACTGCACTTATTGACAATATAAAAAGCCACAGCACGGTCAAGGGATGAACAATCGCTGCTACTAATGCGTTCCTTAGAACGAGTAAAAAGTACTCTCGCTGAATCTGGATCATTGTGTTTTAATTTAAGTTCTTTAAGTTCCTCAGTTAATTCTACACCAAACATTTGGAGATTCATCCAAAAGTTTACAAGTGGTTCATAAAGATCATTAACAGTGATCTTTAAATGAGGATACTTCTTAGCTATGTAGATCGCAACACTACCTCCACCAAGAAAAGGTTCACGAAACTCAACATAATTACTAAGATCAGGGAAGTACTGATCCATCTTAGTAACTGCTCTAGACTTTCCGCCGGGATAGCGCAAAGGAGTCTTCAATGCCTTACGAGGATCTTTCATTTTATAAGCATAGGATGGTCTTCCCAAGGATCAAGTCTTGGGATACCTATGTCCATTTGTATAGGAGCATCTAGTACTCTATCAAAACTTTCTGCCATTCTACGGAAACCATTTCCTACAAAGACTTGTCCAACAAATACAGTTACTGTAGCAGTACCCCAGAAGATATAATACCATCTAGATTTAACTTGTGCTCTAAGTTTTTCTCTCTTAGATTTTTTCATTCCTTGATAAGTCATAATTTTACTTTGGTGCCTTTACCGGAAACAAGATCTCCTCTTGTCATATAATTGAATGCTAAAGAGAATCTTGGACTATCACATTCATTAGATGTAACACTATGCTTCATAGTAGAAGGAAAGATAAGAAGATCTCCATTCTGAGGAGTAAAAGCATACTGATCCCCATTAAATTCATTATACACCCTTCTAGGTAAATCTAGCAAATTTCCAAACAGTTTGTTATCTGGATGTATAATAAACTCACCAGATTCAGGAGTTGTAGAAAGATACCACACACCACTTATAACAGAATTATAATGAGAATGCAAATGTCCTCTATCTCCTTTCTTATGCAGATTAACCCAAGAAGTTACTAATTCAACAGTAATTTCCTCAGAAATACAACAATCAAGATAAAGATATTCTTCAACTTTTTTAGTAATGAAATCTTTTACAGTCTTCATCTCAGAACACTCTAAAAAATTCTCATTAGTCATATACCCATTACCGTGGTAAGTAAACTCTTGAGATTTTACAAACTCCAATATCTTAGATGGTACTGCAAGATATGATTGAAGAAGTGGTGTAGCAAATAATTGACGAAGACTATCCACTTTGCAACTCCTTTGCTTTATCTCTCCAATACTGCCTATCCTCTTCTGTTATCCAAGGATTATGCATATGCACATATGCATGTTTTATCCAATCATCCTTAGACCAATCCTTACGAGGTTGCCCTTTATACTGTTTGGCAGTACCTTGACTCATCCAATAAAGTCCCAGTTATCCTTATATGGAGTATACTTCCCAACTCTTTTTTGAGCTAATCGTATATTCATTGCTCCACCAGTCGCCTTTCTAGGAATCATATACCACTCATTAGGAACAACATCATGAACAGCAAAAAAATCTATTGAATTCTCTGGATATGGATATTTACCCATAGTCCCAGAACCACTAGTTCCCTTACAGATATTAACATTCCCATTTCCTTTCTGAGATGACTTAACCTGTATTTTCAATAATTTATTCCTTACTTCTACAACAAAATCATAATCAGCAGTCCCTATTGGAGTACTGACCATATATCCATATTCAGCAAAACATTTGCAAGAAAAAATTTGTTCAGAAGTTTCACCCATCTTAACATTTTGTCTCACGTTCGGACCTAATGGATGAATCTTATAAAACCCATCCACTGTATCAATACCAACTTGAGATAAATCCTTAGTAGGTTCATCCATACCTAATAGAGTTCCTAATACAGTATTCATTTGAATTTGCATTCAACCATAATTTCCGTCAAACATGCTAGCATATTTATTTCTTGGTCGGCAACAAAGGCAATTTGATACTGATACTTAGCAATAATAAGAACAGCAGCAGGAATGGAGCTAGGTACAAGGGTAGTTGAAAGATTGTCGTAAATACGCCGCAAAAGTACAGCAGGATCGTTGTCCAAATTATTGACACACCATTTACGTACTTCCTTAAAGTCCTTTTCCTTGAGATTTTTAATGAGATCATTGACCTTTACATCACTAAAGTGGGCAAGTATACCACTATCTATCTTCCCACTAACAGAATATCTTTGACATTCATTTAGGACTCTTCTCCAGTCTGGGAAGTGGTTGTTGATGAGTTCTGCGAGGACTTTCTTATCACTTTGAATCCGTTCACTGTCCAAGATCCCGTTAAGTCTGTTAAAGAAGGCTGCTGCAATTTCTTGCTTCTGTTTACCCTTGATGCCAAATTCAATGACAGCACACCTGGAGTGAAGCGGTTCGATGATTTTATTTTTATAATTGCAGGTAAAGATAAATCTACAGTTTCCTGAGAACTCCTCAATAGACGCTCTAAGGAGGAGCTGTACATCGGGAGTGGTGTTGTCGGCTTCGTCAATGATGATGACTTTGTGCTTTGCTTCAGCAGTGAGAGAGACTGTTGAAGCGAAGTTCTTTGCATTGTTTCTGACTGTATCGAGGAATCTTCCTTCATCGGATCCATTAATGACATAAACATCTACTCCTAATTCAGCACAAAGTGCTTTTGCTACCGTCGTCTTTCCACATCCAGCAGGTCCGGAAAGAAGTAGATTAGGCACTTCACCCTTATTTAGAAAATCTTTAAAGGTTTTCTTTATATTCTCCGGGAGAATACAATCTTCAATTGTCTTAGGTCGATACTTTTCAACCCAAAGAAATTCATCCCTCATAATTTCTCAATTTAACATAATAAGGTGCTAGAACATGGGTACTGAATTGTTTTCCTACAATACCCCTCTCTAAATTCAACTCTTGGAGTAATCCCCAAGTCTCCTGCTCTTTATTCCATGATAGTATCTCTACATATTCATGACCCTGTTCTAATAAAAAGACAGCTGCATCTTGTGCAAGTGTCCAATCCTCAAATTTCTTACCACCAACTTTATACATCAACCAAAGGTAGAATCAGGTTCTAATGCTATGTAATATGTTAAATCATGATTCTTACTAGTAAACGTTGAAAGTAATTTCTGAGATACAACAACCTCGTAAGTACCAGGAATGATCTTGATATTTTCTACTTTAAAGTTAAAAGCAAACTCTGATTCAGTATCACCAACAGCAATAGAAAAACTGTTTGATGTATCATTCTTCTTATCACGTACAAGAAGTTTTACCGCACCATTCTCACCAACAACAGACAAATCAGGAAGTTGATAGATTGCAGCTGCTTTAAGTAACTTATCTAATTGATCAGTACTCAATTCAAAAGTTACATCTTCACTAGGTAATTCAATCGTCTTTTCAGGTGGTTTAACAATAACCTCAGGGTCAGCAAAGAAGTACTTTGACCTCATCTTACCTTCTTTAATAACCACATAATTATTTGCCTCAAAATCTAATTCGGGATTCTGGTGCAAACCCAATCCATTTAAAAATTGACCAAGATCATAGATACCAAAATCTTTTGGTAATTCCTCTGCGATTGTTGCTTCTGCAAGAATATTCTTCATAACACTTATAGTGCGAAGTTTATTTCCTTGCTTGAATAAGATTGACTGATTAATAGTCGAAAAATTTTTAAGAAGTGAAAGTGTTGAATCAGAAAGTTTCATAACCACGGGTCGGAGTTTCATTAGTTTGTCCACTGAAATAATATAACAGTAGGCAATAGTGCATTGCTTTTAGTATATCACGTTTTGCTTGTCCCTTCTTATCATACCTACTCAAATACTTGATTGCATTAGAACGGCAGAAAGATTCCGCATCACCAACGGATTGAATAAGATCAAGCGTCTGGACATTATTGTTCTGGGAAGTATAGTGTCCACTATACGTTGAAGAAACATAGTCCTTGAGATCTTTGATTCCTTTGTCTTCACCATACTTTTGAGTACAGTCACGAGTCAAATCTGGTTGAGGCTTTTCTACCTTTTCCCAATCTTCTGTACCTGGATAATGAAACTTGTAAACATCATCTATATCATCCTGAACCGGACTCATAGTATCAACATAACCACTAAAATCTATATGATCACTACCCATTCCACCGGGCAGATGAGATCCACTTAAATTAAAATTAAGGGTGTCTGGACTGGCACTACCAAAAACAGTACCTATATTTACAGTATCTGCTGCTTGAGTAGCACTAGATAATCCTGTAATAATAATGTCATCAACATCTTCTAATTTTACTGATTCTCCCCCTAAAATTGTTACATCATCTTTATTCATATTATCCCTCTTCTTAATAGGATAAGTCTCATCCATAGTTCCATTAAGTTCCTCATACGCAAGCCACCATGCCATAATTAATTTTCTCCCTTAACCATAACACCAATATTCATTATTGTCAATCATATATTGCTTTGCCAAATTTGAGCACTCCTTGTATCCCATTGTCCATAAGGACGATTTCTTCCACTAAAGATAACCTCAGAAAACTTATCAGAAAGATTAAAAGGAAGAGACTTAGCATAATCCCAAAAAGGTGTATCAAACTTAGATCCTGATTGATAATGCCACAAAATAAAAGTTTCAATTTGTTTAATTAATTCCTGAATATCATTATTACAAATCTCTTTTGGTTTACTATGAATAATATGATCCCAAGACTGTCGGCAAATAGAATGATAAAATTCCAATGCTGTTGCCTCCATTGGTTCTACAAACCCTGCTCTATTACCATTTAAAATAGTTCTTTCACCCACAAAAATATCCTTTGCAACATAATTTTCAAATTGCAATTCTCCATCAATCTTAGGTAAATTAAATCTCTCTAAGAAATCTTCTGTGGCATCCTCCTTTGTTGTGATTGTATCATTATACAAATACCCATAAGATAAACTATCTTTATTAGGAATAATAAAGGTCCATCCATTAGGAGTAGCAACGCATCTTGTATAATGTAAAGAAGGATCTGGTTCTTCTGTATCAAACAAAAGAGCAGCATTTAAAGGATTGATAAGAGGTTTATAATCTTCCTTCTCCCAAAATCTCTTCTTCTTTTTACCCCTACAATCAAAAATATAATCAGCATCTATTTCCCTTTCTGGATTCCTTATTTTCTTTTCTATAACCTTAAATTTACCAGATCCCAAAACTGCATTAGAAAGTTTTTGAGGTACATAATGACATGCTACAGTGTGTAAACGAAAATCATGAAATATCTTTTCGGTTTTCTTTCCCCATCCTTCATACATAAAACCCGTTTTGAGAGTAGCATCAATAATATTATTATCCCAATTGACACCCAATTCGGTTCCTATTAATTCTGTGGGAGGAACAATAGTTCCTTGCCCAACTCTTTCTATAGGGATATCAGGATCATGATATATCTCAATCTCCGTTGCATCCGTGGGTTTAAATTTATGGTAATGAAGAGCAGTTATGCATCCAGCATTTCCTGCTCCAACAATAGCGATTTTCATATCGCCTTCAACAGGGCGTTTCATAATTCAACTGTAGAATCAACTTTATCATATAGTTCTAAGAAAGATTGTTTAGTCTCATCATCAAACCTATTTACACAAACTTGAATTGCTTTCATCTTATCATTAAAGATAGAATAAGCACGTAAAATGTGAACAAGACGACGGGTGCTAATGATCTCTTCAATGCCACCATCATAGAATGTTTTGCGAATAATGTCACCCCAATCCACCAATCTCTTACAGAAATCAGTATCAGTTACACCTAGAGTCGCAGCAACTCTTCCTAAAATCTTTGTCTCTACTGACGGTGCTGGATAATCCTGCTCGAAAGTTACAGGAAATCTTTCAAGGAATGCTTCATTAAGAACATTAGTTCCTATAAATCTTCCATCATCAGATCCCTTACCCTTTGTATTTGCAGTAGCAACCACATTAAATCCTGGAGTAGGAGAAACAAACCTACCAATCTTTTTGAGGAATATTCCTTTACCCTCAAGGATAGGTTGTAAGCAAATCC